CAGCACCCAGCCCACTCACTGGCGTAGTGTTAAAGCTACCGAACTATAAGATACTTGATATGACATTTGTTGAAGCGGTTAAGATAAACTCATCACTGGGACGTATTGGTGGTGACAAGTGGAAAAATGAGGAGGTGTAATTATGCCAAAGAAAAAAGATAAAAAAAATGGAACTAAAAAAGGAGGTGGCTATTGATGTTTGTAGCTATTAAGAACAAGCGTGAAATGAAATACATTGACGCTGGCGACGTTGAAATAAATGGTGAAATAACTTTAAAAGACCTCTATGAAAGATTCCTCTCGCTTCAAGAAGGTTTAAATCAACTAACTAAACTTTTAGAGAAAAATTCTTTTGTTCAATCTGATAAAGAATATATTGTAGAAGTAGATGGAAAACTAAAAAAGATTCAAAACTTAAAATTATATGATGTTCCACAAGGTACTATTCATTTGCAACTTTATGAAATTAAAGATGGCAAATTGGTTGTCAATAAAAATAAATTAGGAGGTGTTGTATGATACATACTTTGTTTCTTACCACCACAGAAGTAATAACTGAATCAGGAATCATTGCTGACTTGGGAGAATTCTTTTCAAGTTTAGATGGATTAAGAAATTTTATTGTAAGTATAGGTGGATTGGGATTCATTGCTATTTTGCTTAAAGTTAGAACCCTTCTAAGTTTAATTAAAAAACCTGGTTTTGAAAAGCAAGCAATAGAATTCACAAGCAAATATATTGGTGAGCTCGTCAAAAAACCAGAATTGATTAGTGAAATCACGCAAACTTTAATTAACATTCCAAGTGTTAATAAAGCTATTGATGAATTTGCAGATAGTAAAGAAAAAATTGTGTTGGAATTAGAAGGACGAGTTTTCGACGTAGAGGCTAAAATAAAAAGTGGATTGTTTAGTGATGACGAGTTAGCACGATTAGTAGAATATAAAGCTAAGTTGTTGGAACATGTACAAAAACTTAACTAAAATAGTTTCTGTTGGCCTTATATTTGTAGCTCCACTCGTCATTATATTTAGAAGATACAACGCAGACCAAATTGTTTATACTAATAGTAGATTAGGTTTAGTTCCATTAATGTTTATTGTCACAATAACATTAGTTGCATTGTGGTTCTTCACAAATCAATTTATGGAAATGGTTCGAACTGATAAATTTGGCTATTTGAGTATTGGTTTCTTTGGAGCTATGTTATCTATTTTGTTATTTTTAGTTTGGTTTGTATTACAATACATAGTCACAAGTGCTAAACTCAATTTAGATTTATTTGTGGAAACATTTAGTTATCACCAAAGAAGTTTAATTGAGATGCTTGTGTTTATTATTAGCGGTCTAACCATTGCATTCATCGGAAGACTCTACTTTGGAAAAAAATAACGTTAGGTGTCCCGCCACGGAATTTTTATTTTAGTCTAATATAATTTGTTTAGTTTACTATTAAAAGTTTCCTAGAACGTAAAATAAAACCCCTTCTATGAGGGGTTTTTTAATTCTTTTTGTTTAGATAAAATCCAATTTAATTTTTCTATTTTTTCTTTTAGAATCAAAGTGTAGTTTTTCGCTGAATATCTTCTAACTGTTATATAAGCCCACAAAGCTGTTGATACTAAAGTTAAAGTCATTAAGATTAAGAAAACAAAAAACTGAATCCAAGATGTAATTTGTGCTAATGCTGCTCCTTGAAATCCAACAAAGAAAAAAGTTTTCATGAAGTTTGTTCTAGACATTTGTTTTCTAACTCTTACTTGTGGTGTTTGTTTAAATCTAGACGCTTCGTTATATTTTTCTTCGTCTTTTTGAAAGTTTGTTGATTTTAAATATTCTAACTTTACTGGATCGTAATATAGTTTCACATCATTTAAAGATAGTTTTTTTAGTTTGATTTGCATCTTTCTGTATTTCTTTTTTAGAATTCTCAAATATCTTCTATTAATGAATCTAAACCATCTTAAGTCTTGAATCTTGGCGTTGTCAATAAGAATCTCATACTTTTTGACAGATATTTCTAATTTGTTTTTCATTTCGTCGAATTTTTCTTGCTTTTTCATTTTAAATTTATCTTTGTTATATTCATTTAGAATATCATAAGCAGATAAATTTTCTATTGAGTTTGAAAGTTCAGTTTGTTTTTGAAGTAATGTTTTTAGTTCTTCATTTTTTTCTTCTTCGTCAATAGCCCCTCTTTCTGTAAATTCATTTGTAATAATTTTAAGAGCGAAAAAGGTTCCTATTGTTCCAAAAGCTACCGATAAAGAAACAAGAAGTTGCGGAGAGAATTCTTCAATCAATCCATTTGATATAACCGCAACAACGTATGCGAGTAAGAAAGCAAATATTGATTTTAAGTCTCTAATAAGATTTGTGTCACTTAAAAAGTAATCTAAACTCCATTTTTTATTATTCATAAATCTCCTTTCGTAATTTAATTATATATCAATTAGTTTATTTTTTATATAAAAATGCATGGTTTGCACAGTTTTTATGTTTTTTTATAAACTTTTGTATATAATAAACCTATAGAAAAGTTATTAAAATCTGCTAAAAACTATGTAAACTGTGCATTCCTTAATAAATTTTTAACAATTATTAAACAATACCCTGATTTAACAATTGTGCATATTTCAAAAAAAATTCAAAAAAAATTCAAAAACTGTATACAAAACATATTTTATGGTATATAATAAAATTGTAAAGATAAAAAAAACAAAGGAGAAACTTAAATGAAAAAAATCGAAGCAAAAGAATTATCAGCAGCAATGGCTAAAATCGCTAACGGAACATCAGATTGGACTGAATTTGTGGATATGGTATCTTATTACATGGTCGATCACGACTACGCTACAGAAGATATTTTAGACTTAGAATACATGGGAACCGAGTACGATTACGTATGGGCACAAGCAGAAAACTTCTGGAAAATATTTAAAAAGAGAGGGAACTAAAAATGAAAAATTGTGAATACTGCAATAAGAAGCAAAAAGAATTACACGCTTGTTCAGTTCATAGTATGTGGGTTTGTGACAAATGTTATTCAGAAACACTAAACCCTTACACCGCACAAAGAGAACAAATGACACTAAAACAATTTGAAAATTGGCTATGGAGTGTTGAGTGGAAAACATTTAACAAAAAAAATAAAAAGGGGGCAACACAATGAAAATTAAAGATTTAAGATTAGTAATGAGTAATCATGAAATTGTAATTAGTTGGAGATATGCTGGAGAATTCATTACTAAAGAATTTTATGCCGGACCATTAAGCAAAGAATTACAAGAATTAGGAGAATTAGAAGTTCTAAGCTTAGTTGCTACAGACAGAAGAAGAATAGAAATATTAGCTTCATATTAGTTCGAAACGCTCTACGGAGCGTCTAGTAGAGTAGCCACCTACTACTGATGAGATAGGCTAAGGAGAAAGCTTATGAAAGAATTGGGATTGTCAATTATCAAAGCAACAAATGAAGCAATGGAACTTGGATTAGATATTCGTGAAGTATATATCACAGAATGGTCCGGTGACAAAGAAAGTATAGATTATGTTCAAGTCACAGTGGAACATAGTGTAGAAGGTCAAGATGCTTACGCTAAATATCATTCAACTCAAAGATTTTAATATTAGGAGGCTATTGTGAATTTTGAAGAAATTAGAGAATATGCTAAGAAAAATGGGTATCTCATATCTAGATCGAAAGATATGATAAACGTAAAATTTAAAATGAAGAAAAAGGAGGATGAAAACATTCTAGATTTATTAACTAGAATGAGAGAAAAAGCTAATAAGATTGGGAAAAAACTCGAAGTCATAAACTACGAATATTTTCCTCATCAAAGAAGCTTCAATTTTACGGAATACCCTATTGTTGGAGTAAATCTAAAATGGAAAGAAAGGGAAGGAGTGATAATGCCAGTTTAGAAATCTCAAAAAGAAAGGTGAAAATACTTTAGAAAAGGAGCAAAAATGAAATTAGGAGAATTTATCAAGGAATCCCGTCTTAACAGGGGTTTAAGTCAACATGACTTTAGTAAAATGTTGAACGTATCTTATGTTTCTTTAAACAGAGCGGAACTTTATCACAGATGTGGTAATAAACTATTAAAAGCTTTGAATGAAGTGACAGGCGTATCAATAGCTGAATTAAGACAAATGATGGTAGAAAAAAATGAACTTAACAAATAAGTACAATCTACCAAAAGTATTTGAAAAAATATTTGTGAATAATCAATATCAAAAAAAGCCCAATAGTTTTGGAGCTACAACTTTATTAGCTCCGGTTCAGGAAATAATTTTCAATCAAAGATATGGAGATTTTCTTTTAGAAGATTTAAGTGATAGAATTCCTGCTCTTATTGGAACTGCTGTCCACGATTATCTAGAAAAAAATGATGATGAAGATTATGTTGAAATGTATCTCAATCACGAAATATTAGATGACATGTTTGTTTCTGGCAAAATTGATAAATATATCAAAGACGATTTTACTATTGTCGACTATAAAACCGCCAAAGTTAACAAAATTGTTTATGAAGATTTTGATGATTGGAAAATGCAAGGACTCATATACGCTTGGCTTTTACTAAAAAATAATTTTATTGTAGAAAAAATAAGATTCATTGCAATATTAAAAGATTGGTCAAAATTTGCGAGAATGAATAATTATTCAAACGATAAATATTATCCGGAATCTCCAATATTCGTTTATGAATTTAAAATTAACTCTTACGATTTAAATTACATTGATGAATATATAACAACGAAAATGAAACAAATAGTAGAATGGAGAAATCTTTCAGACGAGGAATTATTAAAAAAACCCATTGAAGAAAGATGGCAACCCAAAAAAACTTATGCTGTTATTGGAGAAGGTAAAAAAAGAGCTAGAAAAATATTCAATGATAGAAATATAGCTTTTGAAAATTTAAATAAAGACGAATACATTGAAGAAAGAATAGAAAGTCCTTCGAAATTAGATTTGTATTGTGCTTCTTACAATTATGCAAAAGACAAGTTATTAAAAGAAAAATTTGAAAGTGAAGTGTGAGGTGAATTATGGGATTACCAATATTAGTAATAGGAAAATCAGGAGTTGGTAAAAGTACAGCTCTAAGAAATTTTAAAGAAAACGAAATTGGAGTTGTTAATGTTTTAGGAAAACCACTCCCATTCAAAAGTAATATCAAGTCCGTTGAAACCGACGACTATGGAAAAATCAAACAAATATTATTAAGCAGTAAGGTAGAAACTTTAGTGATAGATGACGCCGGTTATCTGATTACAAACCAGTTTATGCGAGGCCACTCTGGTGGAAAAGGTTCTAACATCTTTGATTTATATAATCAAATGGGAGATGATTTCTGGGGACTCATTAGATTCATTGTAGACCAATTGCCACCAGAAAAAACCGTTTACCTGATGATGCATGAAGACAAAAACGAATACGGAGATATTAAACCAAAAACAATTGGCAAAATGTTAGACGATAAAGTTTGTGTTGAAGGAATGTTTACGATTGTTTTTAGAGCTATTAAATACGATGGAAAGTATATGTTTAAAACTCAATCAGACGGATTTGATGTTTCTAAAACTCCAATGGGAATGTTTGAAACAGATATGATTGAAAATGATTTAAAAGTTATTGACACAACAATTAGAAAATTTTATAATTTAGGAGTGAAATAATGTTTACGTTTGAATATTTAGATACTTTGCACACAACAGAAACAGAAGAAGAAATGGAAGTTTTTGTTATGCAATGGATAGAAGATAATTTTCAATCATTTGTTGATTATGGAATTCAAAAATTTGGAACAACAAACAAAGACAATTTTGATGATGTGTTAGGAAGTTTCTACGAAAATACTGTAAAAGAAGGAGAAAGATAAAATGCGTAAAATTGATAATTTTGAAGAGGTAAAAGAATTAAGAGACCAAAAACTTACTGAAGGTCCGCAAATCGTTGTAATTAAAAAGGTTGAAGATGTCACAGAAAAAGAATATTTGAGAATTGAATTTGATATTGCAAATGGTGATTTAAAAGGAATGTTTCAAGGAATGTTTGAACAAACCGGTGTATGGTCTAATACAGCGACAATGTACAAAAGTTATAAGCAATCAGCATTGCCTTACTTTAAAAGATTCATTGTAGCCGTTGAAAAATCAAACGACAATTTCAAATTTGATTTTGATGAACAAAAATTAGTTGGTAAATATTTTGTTGTGAACTATGGAATTGAAGAATATGAAAGAGACGGCGAAATCAAAGAAGGATTGAAACCAGTAGAAGCCCGTTCTGTTCAATCATTTAAAGAAGGAAAAATTGAAGTTCCAAAAGCTAAAAGATTAGAAAGAACAAACGTAACTCAAAATAAAACAGAGGTTGAAATAGACGAAGACCTCCCGTTCTAGAGGTGAAAGATGAATTTAGAAAATATTCCACAAGAACTTAAGGTTAATGGTCTTTGGTGTCTTTGGAAAAAAATAGAAGGAAAAGGAAAAGTTCCTTTTGATGCCTCTAACGATAATTTTGCTAAGAGTAATGATAAGTCTACTTTCCACCCATTTCAATTGGCTTTGAAAAACGTTCACAAATATTTGAACTTTAACGAAAAAAACGAAATGCTTGGTGGATTGGGATTAGGTATTTTTAACGGCTATAGTGCTATTGATATTGATAATTGTATGAATCCAGAAACAGGTGAATTATCAGAAATAGCCAAAGACATTATTGATTATTGTGATAGCTACACAGAAATTAGTCCTTCTGGAACGGGAATTAGAATTATCATTAAAACCAATTCAATGATAAATAAAGAAACCCACTATATTAACAATAGCACTAATGGCCTTGAAATATACATCAGTGAAAACACAAATAAGTTTGTGACGATAACTGGAAATATACTCAACAACAATCAAATTAGAGAAGTCAATTTAGATTATGTTTTAGAAAAATACATGAGAAAAAACAATCAACAAAATTCTAAAATGTACGGAGAAGTTGACATTAGAATTCAAAAGGCTTTATCTAAAGACAAAAAACTAATTAAGCTTTGGAACACTATTGCTCCAGGAAGTGGTTCGAATGAAAGTGAAATTGATTTAGCTCTTTGCAACAAACTCGCTTTTTACGTTGAAGGTGATTTGGAAAAAATCAACGAAGCATTTATTAGTAGTCCATACTTCGAAAGTAAAGACGACAAACATAAAAATAAATGGCTCACAAGAGATGATTATAGAAATATCACCATTGAAAAATCAATCAACACTATCAAAGATATTACAGAAAGAAATATCGATGACAACGAACTTAATGATACCGGAAACGCTCATAGACTTATTGAAAGATTCGGTGACATTGTAAGATACAACGTTGATAATGGAATGTGGATGATTTGGAATGGAAAATATTGGCAAACAGATGTTTTTCATAATCTAAAAAACTTCGCAGAAATTATTGCAGAAGAATTTAAACAACAAGCAATGTTGATTGGTTATTCAGACAACGTGAAATCAATTTATAGAAACATCAATAGAATCTTAAGTTCCGCTGGAAAAACAGCAATGTTAAAAGAATCAGAACACATATATGGAATTCCCGTTACTAACGACGATTTCGATAAATTTGAACATCTTATCAATTCTGAAGATGGAATCATAAATCTTAAAACAGGAAAAATAACTACTCACGAAAAAGAATTGATGCAGAACAAATATGTTCCTTTAAGATTAAGCAATAAAAAACCAGAAAGATGGCTCAAATTTCTAAACGAAGTTTTCGAAGAAAATCAAGACATTATAGATTACATTCACAAAGTAGCGGGTTATAGCCTAACTGGTTCTACAAAAGAACAAGCAATGTTTATCTTAGTTGGAGATGGAGCAAATGGAAAGTCTTTGTTCTTAGAAATACTAAACATCATTTCAGGTTCATATGGAGCTACATCTAATGTTGAAATATTGTTAGATAAAAAAAGCACAACAGCGAACCTTGGGGACGTTGCCAGACTCAATAGGATTAGAATGGTTGTCACTGATGAAACTAAAATTGGAGACAAAATGAATGAATCAGCTATTAAGACAATGACAAGTGGTATCGGAAAAATTGTCGCAAGATTCCTTTATGGTAATGAATTTGAATTCACTCCAATTTTTAAAATCTTTATGGCAACAAACCATAAACCAGTTATTCGTGGAACCGATCACGGTATTTGGAGACGCCTAAAAATTATTCCATTCAATAGAGTTTTTGAAAAACACGAACAAGACAAAGAACTCATTACTAAATTAAAAGATGAATTGAATGAAATATTCACTTGGGCCGTTGAAGGCGCTAGATCGTGGTATGAACAAGGATTGCAAGAACCGGCTATTTTAGAAGAAACAATCAAAGAATACAGAACAGAAATGGATTTAATTCAAAGATGGATAGACGAAGCTTGCGACGTTGGTGAATTTAAAGAAACAGCAAAAGATTTATTTGAAAACTTCAACAACTATGTTTCCATTAACAAAGAATTCCAAATGTCGCAAACTTTATTCGGAAGAAACATTTCAAAAAAATTCAAGAAAAGAAGGTTAGGAGGTCAAATATACTACGAAGGAATTAGATTGAAAAAGGATAGTATATATTGGCTTGACGAAAAAACTTATAAGGAGATTTAAATGAGAATAGTTATAGAAGGAGCAGATGGAACCGGAAAAACAACTTTATCAAAAAAACTTGCTAGAACATACGGAATAGATCGTCTTAACATTAACAGATACGATCCAAATACTTTTAACTTTTATTTAGAAACTTTGAATAAAACCAACGTTGTGTTTGATAGACATTTTATAGGTGAAATGGTTTACCCAAAAGTTTTTAATAGAAAAGGAAAATTAGAAACATCAGATTTTGAATGGTTGTTAAATTATTGCAGAGAAAAAGGAATCCCAGTTATTATTTTATATACTGACGAACATATTTTAAAACAAAGACAAAAATTAGATGAATACCCCGAAGTCTTGAACAACATTATTGAAATAAACAGAAAGTTTATTGAAATAGGAGAAAAATACCAAATCCCTTTAATTGATGTTGAAAAAGTAAATTACGAAGATATTTGTGAGTTGATAGAATCATGGTAGATTCTAAATATATCAAAATAATTTCGAGACTTTTAGAACAACCAGAAATAGATGGCACTAGAGAATTATTAAACTATAGATTTTTTATAGACCCTAAAGACAACATTATCAAATATAGAGATATTAGCTTAAGCTACATATTGGCTGAAATGATTTGGTATTTCTCTGGAAAAAACGATGTTCAGTTTATTTCTCAATTTGCTTCAATTTGGAGTAAATTAACAGATGACGGTATTACTAACAACAGCGCTTACGGTTATATTTTGAAACACAAATTTGATTTCGACCAAATTGAAAAAGTAATTGAATTACTTAAAACACATAGAGAATCAAGAAGAGCAGTTATCAATATAAATACACCAAACAGAAATGTTATTCAAACAAAGGATGAACCTTGCACGATAGCTTTACAATTCTACATTCGCAATAATTCTTTAAATGCTACCGGAATTATGAGAAGTAATGATGTGTGGTTTGGTCTTCCTTACGATATTATTTTCTTTACTGAACTTCAAAAGTATATTGCTAGAAGATTAAATGTTCATGTTGGTATCTATACACATTTTGCTGTTAGCCTTCATATGTATCTTAGAGACGAAGAAAAACTAAAAAATGTTTTAGAAAATTATAAGCTAGGAAACAGAAAAAATTACAAAATAGATTTTGAAAAGCTTATTGACCAATCAAAAGAACTTTATCATTTAGTTGACAAAGAAAATATTATAAAAATTGCTGAAGAAAGGAAAATAGTTTTATGAAAATAGCTTTACTTAATTTAGCAAACAATATTACAGACATAAAAACCGTTTCTTCTGGCGAAACAATTTATCTTAAAAAAACGATTGAACTATTAGGACACAAAGTTGATATTATTTCGAAATCAGAAGGTCAATATTCAATAGCTTTTGAAGATGTTAAAGACATCAACGATTATGATAGACTTTTAGTTATTAACGGAGCTATCAATTTCTTCGGTGGAAAAGAGAATCCTATCATCACTAATAATTTTAAATTAATGGCTAAATACAAAAATAGAATTGATTATCTTTTAACCGACCTAAGATTACCATTTAAACAGTTGTGGCCTTCGATCGAAAAACGAGATTGGGGTTATCAAAGAGAAGAAGTTTGGGTGAATTCACCAATAAGAGTTATCACTCAAACTCATAACTTGGAAATTACACAAAAAATAATGCCCGACCATGAAGCGGTTTACTTCCCTTTAGAAAGATACATTTTGCTTTTTCCTCAAAATCAATTTGTTTCTTCATTTAAAATGGCTGACTTAATTTATGGTGGTTCTTTTAGAGCAGGAAATAGACAAAAGAAAATGATTGAATATTTCTTTGATACAGATTATTCCGTTGAATTTTATGGAAGTGCTAAAGAAAGCCAATTCAATATGCCATTCACAAAACCACCTTTATTCACATCTAAAATACCAATGAACGAAACAATTTCTAAAAATTCAGAAGGTTATGCTTCAATTATTATTGGCGACGACAACTATAATAACAACATGCTTACATTAAGGGTTTGGGAAACCATGATGAGTGAAGCAGTGTGTCTTATCGATCACGACTTTGACCCTGAACACAAGATTATGGAAGATGATTGGTATTATGTAAGAAATAAAGAAGATGTCGCCAGAAAAATAGGGGAAATCAAAGGAAATGAAAACTCTAGAGAAATATTTTTAGAGCATCAGCATAGAAGAATTTACGAACTTTTTAACAAAGAAGAATTTTTACAAAGATTGGAAGAAATATTATGAAAATTAAATTGATAGAATTTGAAGGTTTTAAAGCTCCTACAAGAGCTCATTATAACGATGCCGGAGCTGACGTATATGCCAAAAAAAGAACAATTCTCTTTGGCAATTCTACAGAAAAAATTCCATTAGGATTCGGAGTAGAAATTCCAAATGGGTTTATGGGTTTAGTTCTTCCTAGAAGTGGTTTATCTTCGAAAGGTATTTTTACGCAAGCAGCTCCTATTGATTCTGGTTATCGCGGCGAAATTCATGCAATAACTACTAATACTACAAGTCCAAAATATATTATTGAAGAAGGTGACAGAATAGGTCAGCTAGTGATTATTCCTATCGTTCTCGCAGATTTTACTACAGAAGACCTTGAAAATAGAGGAAATCAAGGTTTCGCTTCGACAGGTAAATAATGGAATTAAGAGAATATCAAAAAGTTTTAGTTAATGATACAAGAAAGGCCTTTAGCAGGGGGTCGAAAAGGCCCCTTGTTGTCCTTCCTTGCGGAGGAGGTAAAACCGCTTGCTTTGCAGATATGGCTCATAAGCATATTCATAAAAATATTATTGAAAATCAAGTTTGGTTTTTAGTGCACAGACAAGAACTAATCGATCAAACATTAGAAACATTTGAGAATTTCAACATACCTCTCAATAATATTTTTGTGGGTATGGTTCAAACATTAGCTAGCAAAATAAGAAGAGGGATTCCTTTAGATAAACCAACAATGATTATCTTTGACGAAGCCCATCATGCTACAGCCAAAACTTGGCAATCAATAGTAGACTATTTCGAAGATGTTCCTATGATTGGATTAACTGCTACTCCGGCTAGAATGAGTGGAGAAAGTTTGGGACACATATTCGACGAAATTGTTTTAGGAGTAGACGAACAATATCTTGTTGCAAACGGATACTTAGCACAATATGATTATTACGCTCCCAAAATTATGAAACACGACTTCGAAATGAGAGGTAGCGATTTCGACCAACAAAAGGTTGCAGACTTATTTGAGAAGAAAAAAATCTATGGGGACATTTTAAAATACATTGACCTTGAAAGAAAAACAATCATCTATTGTCCTAACATAGCTTTTAGCGAAAGCCTAGCTTCTATGATTAAAGGAGCAGTCCACTTTGATGGCTCAACTCCGAAAGACGAAAGACGTCAAATTGTTAAAGATTTCAAAGAAGGAAAAATTAGAGTTTTGCTTAATGTTGACCTAATTGGTGAAGGTTTCGATGTTCCAGACTGCGATACTGTTATTTTATTAAGACCAACAATGTCACTTACACTCTATGTTCAACAATCAATGAGAGCTTTAAGACCAAAACCAGACGGAAGAAAAGCTATCATCTACGATTTAGTTGGAAATGTTTTCAGACACGGAATGCCTACAGAAAAAAAAGAGTGGAGTTTACATACATCTATTAAACCTAAAAATGCTTCTGGTGAGCCTGACTTAATTATTAGAACTTGTCAACATTGTTTATTGGCTTACCCAGGAACTAAACCTATATGCCCATTCTGTGGTAAAGATAACGGAAAAACTAGAAAACAAATAGAACAAGAAAAACAAGAAGAATTAGAAAAAATAGAATTCTTAGAAAAAAGAAACAAAAAAATAGAACAAGGAATCGCCAGAACATATAGTGAATTAGTTGAAATTGGAACAAGCAGAGGCTACAAAAATCCCCAATTTTGGGCAAGACAAATTATTAAAAGTAGAAAAAAATAAAAATTAGTTGTTAAAAAACTGTTTACTTTATGTTCACTATGGTATATAATAAAACTGTGGATAGATGATAGTGACCACACTCGATCTTAGAAAATTGAATAGAAAGGGGAGATATTATGTTCAATTACGAAGAATATCTATCAGACCAAAAAAGTTATTTGGAGGAGAATTCACACATATTCAAATTTGTCAATCCTCACCCAGATAACAAACTTGTAGGAGATTGTGTCAAGAGAGCCATTACAATCTGTAGCAATATGGATTATCAATCGGTTCAAATCGAACTCAACCGCTACAAGAAAGTCACAAAGGCTAAGGTCTTCAATGACAACAAAAATTGGGTTCCATTCATTGAAAAAGTTCTCAATTGGGAAAAAATTCAAGGATTCCAAAATATGAAAGTCGGAGATTTCGCCAAAGCCAATCCAAAAGGAACTTACTTCATCAAAGTTCGTGGACATACAACAACTGTCAAAGATGGAAAAGTTCTAGATACTTGGAACTGTAGCTACAAAGCTATCAACAGAATTTGGAAAGTTTAGTACCATATATGCACTGCCAGGCCCTGTGAGACTTGGCAATGTGTATAACCTATCATCTCAAATCTAAGGAGGAATTAAAATGGCAAAGTTAATGTACGAAATTGAAGTTGATTTATACGAAACAGAATATTTTGAATATGAACCAGACTATATTGACCTCTTAAAGGTTTTAAAACCTATTGCCCTTAAAGAAATGAAAACAGGTGAATTCAAAGTTGACCATGATGACGTATACGTTTGGTTAGAAGAATACGAAGATTTCATATTAGAATTGTATGACGAAGAAATCAAAGCTGAATTCTATACAGATGCGGTTGATGCATTTATTGAATATTACACCGATCCATATTCAATCAGGGGTATATCTCGAAAAGATTTTTATTAAATAGTAAAAAAAATGTTCAAAAACTGTTTACTTTTGATGTTTTATGGTTTACAATATAATTGAGATAAAAAAAAGTAAAGGGGAAATTAAATGAAAAAATTAGTTATTATGGCTGGATTACCTGGCAGTGGAAAATCATTTCACAGAGAAAAATTATTTGGAAACTTAGAATTCGTTGATTCAGACGAAATCAAAAAAACCCTTCCA